ACCGTATTTGTTCGGGTGCTTCCCTTCCACCAAACACCAAGCCGCCAGTTCGTGCGCGGCGGTTCCCTCGTCGGCGTAGCTCGACGATTTATTTTCTTGCCCCGCTTCCATCGCGAGACTGCCTGGGCAGTTGCCCCAGCGGTGTGCGGCGGAAGCGGATAGCAGTGCGTGCTCTGACTTTGCTGCAAGTCTTTCGTTTACTTTTTTTGCAGTTAAGGCTATTTCCGCTGGCGTAAATTTTTCATTCTCGCCGTACTGCTCGGCGAGTAGCTTTTTCGCGGCGGAAGCAGATAGCAGTGCGTGTTCAGCCATTTTGATCTTCCTCTTTTTCAGGGGCTATGCCTTTGTGCTCGTCGCAACGCCCGATTAGCCCGTCTTTCAATTTCTCTTTGGCAATCCCTTGCCCGTAGAAAATCAAACACCGATTGTACGGGTTCGTCTCTACGGTAAGGTGATACCTACAGTCGTGGCAATCGTTCACGCCATCCCTTCTTCGCTATTCGCGTTCAGCTTCGCCAGAATCTCGGCGTACTGTTCAGGCTTCGCGTCCTTGAGCGTCTTGAAGCCGAACTCGGCGATCAGTGCTTGCGCTGCGGCCAGATCAGTCTTGGCGAGATTCAGGAACGGCACCTTGATGTCGTCATACAACAAGATTGGCTCAGGTGAAGTGCTGGTCTCGGCACCCGGCCCGGGCTTTGAAGAAGCGGGGGTTTTCGCAACGGGGGCAGCTTTTGCCTTGGAAGGTGCGGATGCCTTCTCTTCCGGCTTTTTTGCGGCGGGTGCAGGCTCGTCTTTGGGAAACGCGGCCTGCGCAGCCATGTTGGTGTTCAGGATTTCAGTAAGTGCGAGTATGGCTGCGGTATTTGCTTCGAGTGCTTTTTCGAGTGACATGGTATTTCCTTCGCGGTTAGTTGATTGGTTACTGCGGGGCGCAATTTAACATGGGGTAAACACTGTAGTCAACTACCTTGTTGAATTTATTTTTAACTGTTGACTACAGCGTTTACCTTATGTTAATTTGCACCCCTCACTGTATTTACAAATGAAAGGGCTTGACAATGAACGATAAGGCAATGCTTGAGCGCGCCGCGCGCGCGGCGAAGGTTGATCTCGCGGCTATCGAAAAAAAATATCAGGTAGATTGGGTGGATATTTGGAACCCACTGGATAACCGCATAAACGCATTTAACCTGATGCTGGTGTTGGAACTGCCTGTAGCGTTTGATAACGGTCAATGTATCGTTGGTGGTGTAGTGGAATCGTTTGGGGTGGATAAAGGCGCTGCTTTACGACGCGCCATTGTTCGCGCTGCGGCGGGAGAATAACAGTGGCAAATAAAATCAGGCAATGGCTGGATAAGACCACCGTGCCGGAGCGCAACAAGCTCGTCCGTTTGGCGGGCACGACGCTGGGCGCGCTGCGGCAGAAGGCAGGCGGCTACCGCAACGGCGGGAAACTCAGCACGACTCCCGAACTGGCGAAGAGCATAGAACTGGCTGCGGCGAAGATACACCGCGATGGCCTGCCCGTGTTGAAGCGAACCGATATGTGCGTCGCGTGCTCGCGGTGCGAATTTGCGAAGGGGAAATGATGTTAAAAATGAATCGGGTTTGGGCGATGCCAAGTCACGACACTTTTACGGTAAGGCCGATAAAAGAACTAATCGCGGCGCACATAACCGCTGGTGTTTGGGTTGACCCATTTAGCCGTAATTCGCCGTTCCGTGAGCAATGTATTACGAATGACCTAAACACCGAAGTCGAAGCGGACTACCACCTTGAGGCTTTGGAATTCCTGCGTACTTTTACGGATGCAAGTGTTGACGGAGTGTTGTTCGATCCACCCTACAGCCCGCGTCAGATTTCCGAGTGCTACAAGCACGTTGGGCGTGAGGTACACACCAAGGATACGCAGAGCAGCTTTTATGGTGACAGGAAAAAAGAGGTTGCGCGTATCGTGAAGCCGGGAGGTAAGGTTTTATGCTTTGGCTGGAACTCTGGCGGTATTGGAAAGACGAGCGGCTTTGAATTGCGCGAGGTGCTTCTAGTCCCGCACGGCGGCGCGCACAACGACACCATATGCACTGTTGAAATAAAGAGCTTGGCCTAAATAGCAATTCAAAAGGGATCCTGTGCAAATAACAAATAGCGGCGCGACAAGCGCCGAATGGGCGCACTTCGGTTGATCCTGGGGCGGGAAATAACGCTTGACCCGTAACACCGTAGGTATTAATATCCGCGGTGTTATTCTTTTTGGGGCTTGAAATGAACAAGGTGGAGAAGGTGGTTAAACACTTCGGTACTCAGGTGATTCTAGCACAGCGGGTCGGTGTGTCGCAGACTGCGGTGAGCCATTGGGTAGTGCAGGGCTACGTCCCGGCGGGCAGCGCGGTGAAGATCGAGAGACTGACTCGCGGGAAGTTCAAAGCGGTTAATCTGGTTGAGTAGTACCCGGTGCGTAGCGGCGCTCACGCGAAGCATCGGTCTTTTAAACTGAGCAAAAGGGAAAACAATGAAAGTCATTCAGACGTACTACAAGAGGTTTCATTTCAGGAGCCGCTTGGAAGCTCGCTATGCGGTCATGTTCGACGCGGCGGGACTTGAGTGGGAGTACGAGCCGGAAGGTTTTGAATTACCATCCGGGCGATACCTGCCTGATTTCTACCTTCCGAAGTGGGATGCGTTTATTGAGATTAAGGGCAAAAAACCGACATACGCAGAATTGAAAAAATGTAGCGAGCTATCCATAGCCGCGAACAAAATGGTTATTTTGTTCGAAGGCCAGCCGGAAACAAAATGTCCGGGCGGTGATTGTTCTTTTACTACCTTTGGGTTTGTATTTCTTTCGGACGTGTTCAGCGAGCTACATCTTGCCCCCGAAACGGAATGGGTATGGGATTACTTTTCATATAACCGCTTCGCCTTCGATGAGTTGCGCTACCGCGCAGAAGAACTCGATTTAGAACACTTCGATCTTCGCGAACCGGAACACAAAAAACCGTTCGTTGCTGAGGCTGCAAGGGTAATACGCGCAAAGGGCGGCGATATTTCAGACGGCGAGGTGTTCAACGGGTCTTTCGATTTCGGGGTATCCGCCAAAACGCAGATGTCTCTTTGTTCTATATTCGCGGGGGAGCCTACATGGGCCGCCCGCTCTGCACGTTTTGAATTCGGGGGCAGGTAATGACTATCAGAATAGCCGTCGGGCGATCCGAGTACAGCAACGAGATCACCCACAAAGAAGTGACTTGGGAACAGATAGTCAACAAGTACAGCAGACACACGGAAAGCAAGAAGAAGGGCGGCGAATACGTCATAGGTGGCTTCTTCGATGGCTCTATCCGTAAGGAGGATAAAGACAACCACATGCTTGGCCGCAGCCTCTTGGTCGTGGACATCGACAAGTTCACAGGCACCATAGCCGATCTTGAGTTCGCGCTGGGCTTGCTTGATTACAAGTTCGTCGCGTACTCTTCTTTCAGACACACCAACGCGATGCCGCGCATCCGGCTGATTATCCCACTGTCCCGTAACGTCACCCCCGATGAGTACCGAGTGCTCGCGCTGCAAGCGTGTCACGATTTATCTATCCCGTTCGAGGCCGTAGACGCCTGTTCGTGGAAGCCGAACCAGCCGATGTTCTCCCCGCAGCATCCGGCGGGGGGCGAGTTCTGGACTATGGCGCAAGACGGCACGGCGTATGAAGTGCCTGGGGTGTTTGAAGCGCGCACTGTGGCCCTGGAAGCAGAAGCAAGCGACCTCGACGCGCTGGTTGCGGCGCAGCCGCTTGATCTGTCAGACGAACAGGTGATGGCCTACCTTGCCGCGTATCCCGCTTCGGGCTTAGACTATAGCGGCTGGCTCACCGTTGGCATGGCATTGCATCACCAATACGCCGGGTCGGCGGATGGATTCGCCATGTGGTCGGGCTGGTCGGCGCTGGACGAGGGGCGGTTTAACGCAGACCTGTGCGAAGCGAAGTGGGCCTCGTTCGGTGCAGGCGACAACCCGGTAACGATGGCCTCGGTGATCCAGAAAGTCAAAGAAAGCGGCGGACTGGTGGAAGCGCCGAGCGCATTTGAAGCCTTGCTCGCGGAAGCGGCGGCGGTGGTCGACTTCACACAGTTTAACGCCTTCAAGAAGCGCATCGCCGCGATGCCGGAACAAGTGCTGCCCCCGGTGGGTCGGTCGCGGATCGCCGCCGAGGTGCATGAGAATTTTGGGATTGCGAACAAGGTTACGAAAAGCGCGATCACGAAAGAGCTACAGCCGAACAAGAAAGCGCGAACGCTAGACGCTTCCGCCCCCGCATGGCTCGCGCCTTGGGTGTACGTCGAGAATACTTGCTCGTTCGCCCATTCAGAAGTGCCGGACTACCACATCAAGCGCGAGGCGTTCAACGCGAAGTTTGATCGGGAGCCGGAATGTGTGGGCGCCGAGAAGCAGGCAGCGCACCTGGCGCTGGTGCAGTACAAGCTGGACACTGTAGTCGATACCCTGTTCTTCCCTCGTGCCGACAAGTTCTTCGAGTATGAGGGCAAGCGGATGATGAATTCATTTAGCGCGAAGGGCGTAGCGCCATGCGATACGCTGGATGCGGGGGGCAAGGCTGCGATTGAGAAGTTCAAGGCGCACTTGGCCTTCACCCTGGCGGACAAGGGCGAGCAAGCCCTGTTCATTAACTGGATGGCCTATATCTACCAGAACCCCGGCAAGCGGGTGGGCTGGGCGATGCTGCTGCAAGGCGCGCAAGGCACCGGCAAGAGCTACTTCGGGAACGTGCTGGAGGAGTTGCTAGGATCCAACGTGAAGTCGCTGGACACAGGTGCTATCAGCGGACGGTTCACAGGATGGGCCACCGGCTCGCTGGTCGTGGTGGTGGAAGAGATACGCATTGCCGGGACGAACAAGTACCAGATTCTCGACAAGCTCAAACCCATCATCTCGAACAACACCATCCAGATCGAAGAGAAAGGGCGGGATCACCGCACCGTGCCGAACTTCACCTCCTATTTGCTGCTCACAAACCACAAGGATGCCGTCCCTTTGCAAGACGGGGATAGGCGGTACTGCGCTTTGTTCTCAAGAGTGCAGAGCGAGGATCAACTGTTCGACGAGTTGGGCGGGCGCGATGCGGCGAGAGATTACTTCGATTCGCTGTTCGACTCGCTCAGAGCGCGACCGGATGCGCTGGCACGCTTCTTCGCAGATCACAAGGTGCCAGTCACGTTTGACCCCAGCGGGCGCGCCCCGGAAACAACGGCGCGTTTGGAGATGAAGGCGTTGAGCGTGTCGCCGGATCGAGACATCGTGGAGAATGCGATCGAGCGTCACCGTTGCGGAATCATTAACGACGAGACGATAGACCTCACCTGGCTCAACCGTTTGGTGCAAGGAGAGGGCGAGACGCTCCCGAAAGCGTGGTCGTTAGCGGCCATACTTTCGGATATGGGCTTCTCGCCAATTACGGGTCGCCGGGTGAAGATAACAGGGGCCGGATACCACTACGTTTGGACGAGAAAAGTGTGCGATTCGGACGACATAAAGGTGCTTGTAAAAAAGTACCACTTGATGCGAGACAACTTGTAAAAATTTGCAAGTAGGCTTTCTGACTAAAAATCGTAGCCAACTCGTAATAAAATGCGAGTTGGCTATTTTTTACGGTAAAACGTGGCGCAAGGGCGCGACTAGGGCGCAACTCAAAAATAGTTGCGCCCCTACTGTATCTCTTTCTTTTTATTATCTTTTATTTTTTGAAAGAGGAAAAGAGTTCTTATAGAGATAAAAAATAGCTACAGTGGTAGATTATTATTCTCTTGTTAAAGTAAAGTATCATACAGAGAGAGAAAAAGGACTACTAAAAGGTTTTTGGGGGGTCGCGCCACGCTCCTGCGCCCCGGAAAGTTCTACTCTTCGCTTGACAACGGCAAACCTTACCTGTATCTTGCGAACCTTCAAAACCCACAAGGAACCGAAAATGATCGCCTCAGAATTCAAAGCAAAACGCGAAGCCGCAAACCTCACCCAAGAACAACTCGCGGACAAGATGGGCTGCACCGCACGCACGGTGCGCAACTACGAGAACGGCACCGGCAGTTTGCCCCTCCGTGCGGTAAAGACGCTGAATCTACTCCTCGGCACGAAGAAAAAGTAAATGGCCGACGAGTGCGACCAAGCCGATGCGTTAATCGACGCTACGACTCAATCTGAGGTGGCAAGGGCGCGTTTTCAGGCTAGTCAGGCTACCCCAACATCAACTGAGTGCTTAGAGTGCGGAGAAGGCACCGCAGACGGCGCGAGATGGTGTAATGCGACCTGCCGAGACGACTGGCAATTGCGGAATCGGTAAAAGCGCGACCAGAGTGCGACTGGAAAATGCGCGACCAAGGTTTCAAAATGCGCGCCTGGAAAGTGCGACCAGACTTTTGAAAAGCGCCAAGGTGCAAGTCGGTTTAAGTGCGACCGGATCGCCAGCCAGCCAGCCAGCCAGCCAGCCAGCCAGCCAGCCAGCCAGCCA